CGGACTAGGAACCGCGGCTCTTGGAACAGTTGGAGGTGTATCTTTAGGAGCACCAACAGCGGCCCAAACACAACAGTTTATGTCTCCGTTTCAGCAACAAGTTATTGATGCTACGTTAGGAGAGTTTGATCGTAATAGGCAAGTACAAGAACAGCGGATTAGAGATCAACAAGCAGCTTTGGGTGCGCTCGGCAGTGGTCGAGCGGGAGTGCAACTCGCTGAGTTTGGCACAGGGGCAGCAAGAGAAAGAGCTTTATTACAAGCTAATCTCTTGCAACAAGGATTCGGACAAGCAATGCAAGCAAGACAACAAGACATTGCAAATAGATTTGGAGTTGCTCAAGCGCAACAAGGACTAGGAGCATTTAGATCAGGACTAGCAGGTCAACAAGCACAGCTAGGTGCACAACAACAAGCACTACAAGGAACAGATATTTCACGTTTAGGTCAATTGGGCGCGATTAACCAAGCACAAGCACAAGCTCAACTAGATGCACAAAGAGAAGCTAGAAGACAGGCTGCTTTTGCACCACAAGAAGAGTTAAATAGATTTGCTGATATTACTACAGGTATCATGGGTGGTATGAGAGGAACAGGTACAGCTACAACAAATATACCTAACCCTACACCATTACAAACTGCATTAGGTGTTGGATCAACACTAGCTGGTATCTATGGATATTTAGGAGGTAAACCTTTCGCATAATGAATAGAATTTTAAAAAGACCGATGTTTAGAATGGGTGGATCTTCAGGAACTGGTATTACATCAGGACTTGATAGACCTGGATATAAAATGGGTACAACTGTTGGAGGAAAATTTTTTCCTTACGGTGAAGGAGATAGAATTTCACAAGGTGCATTAGACGTAATTAGTGCTTTCCCTAAAAGAATGAATGCTATGAAACAACCGATCGTGGAACAAGGATCAAAGATACCTATGTTAGATATGAATCAAAACAAAGCACCTAGCATTAAAACTAAATCAACACGAGAAAGATTAATGGATGCTGTTGGTGAAAGAGACAGAGGTAGAGACTTTTCAAGATTTTTAATTCAAGGTGGATTAAATTTATTATCTGCAACACCAAGAGGTGGTGTATTAGCTACAGCAGCAGAAGCTTTTAAAGAACCAACTGCAGGTTTGTTTGCATCTGAAGATGAACAAGATGCATTAGAAAGACAAGTTGCACTAGCTGCAGAGCAGTCTGACATAGGTCAAGAGCAAGCTCTTGAACTGCAAGCGTTAAAAAATTTAAGTGAAGATGAAAGATCTGCGATTAAAAAACAAGCTGAAGAGGGTTTTGAAGCAGGTTTATATACTAGCGTAAATGAAGGTATTAGAAGATTACTACAAACAAAAGAATTTGGTGTAGCAGATAGACCAGGTGAACAAAGAGAAGCAGACATACGAAAAAACTTTGACATAGGAATGAATGAACCAGGAGTTGGTTTAAGTGATGCACCTGTTGTAAGAAGAAAAGCTATTTTTATAACTGATCAACCAAAAATAGAAAAAGATAATGAAGGTATAACTTTTGGTGTAAATCCTTTAGTTGAATCAGGTAATCAATATGAACCTGGTAAAGTTTATTATAATGCAGAATTAGATCAATTTTTAATTTACAACGGCCCAGAGGCTGAAGTTCCATTTGAACAAATTGATGTTATTAGATAGGAGAACAAATGGTATCTCCATACGATCCAAATCAACTTTCTAAACTAGAAGAACAAAACGAAACTAACTTAGCTGTATCTATTGCAGCTGGTATTGGGTCTGGTTTAATTAAAATACCTGTCGGTTTAGCGTCCGTCGCTGCAGAGGTTTACGATGCTGTTAGAGGTGAAGGTGTAGAGATAGATGACGGCGCTGTTGCAAGATTAGAAAAATTTATAGATGATAGTATTGTTGGTGACGTTTTATCAGGATTAGAAGATAAAGCTAGAGATACTGCTGCAGGTAGAATTACAGAAGCATTAGTTCAAGTTGGTGTTCCTGCTGCAAGAGGCGCAAAGATAGCTGGCCAAATTGCAACAAAAGCAATTAATGCAATACAAAAAGGTAAAAGAGTTGGACTAACAGGTAAGACTGCAAAAAATTTAGCTAAAGGACAAGTTCAAGCAGGTAAATTAAATAGATCAGCAAAAGCAGGTAGATTTGTTGCAACCACGACAGGTGGAGCTGCAGGTGCTGCATTAGTTTATGATATAGAAGATATAGGAACTTTTGGAGATATTTTTGAAGGTAGTGCTACATCTTTAGATAGAGATGCGAAAAATGATACAGAAGATGAGGCATTACGTAGATTAGAAAACAGAGCAAAGTTTTTTGGTGAAGGTGTTTTGTTAGCTCCTTTCGCATATGGTGCTGGTAAAGTTGCAGGCACTATTGCAAAAAAAGGTAAAGAACTTGCTTTTAGTAATTCAACATTTGAAAGATTAGTTGATAAATATGTTGCTGCACCATTTAGACCAAGAAGCAAAAAATCACAAGAATTGTTTGAAGCAAGCATGAGAGTAGAGGGACAAGAGGGTGCCTCTGCAATAGTCGCAAAAGATTTAGTGAGAGATATTGATGATTCATTTAAAAAAATATTTGATAAGTCAATGCCTGCAACAGATAAAATAAAAAATAAAGATGAGCTGTTAACTCAAATGGATAGTTTGTTAAAAACAAGTAAAGATAAAATTGTAGGAAATGAGTTTAGGTTTATAGGTTTTAATGAAAAAAAATTAAAAGATTTTAAAAAATCTTTAGATAACATAAAAGTTTCTAAAAAAGATCAAGACGTATTACTATCAACTTTAATAAATTCTAAAAATGCTTTTAATAGATTACAATCTGATTTATTGCAGGGTGGTAATCTTACAACAAATAATCAAGGTGAGTTATTAGAATTTTTTAGTAACAGATTAAAATCTACTTTATCTAATGACTATAAAATATTTGAGAATAGTAAAGTATTTAGATCTACAAACTATGTTCCAACAGATGAAAGTAGGCAGGCAGTGGCACAAATTTTTCAAAATTATGCAAAAGCAAACAAGGTCAAAAACTATGGTAAGTCAGATGCTTTATTAGATGTCGATAGAGTTCTTCAAAATGTAAAAATGGACCCTGTAACAAAATCACCAGTGTTTAAATTTGAAAGCAAAAGCGCATTTTATGATGGTGTTGTACAAGAACAAAACATTGCAAAGTTAGTTACAACGAATAAGTTTGAACCTACAGATTTAATAACATCTCAAAAAGATTTAAAAGCTTTTAGAGATTTATTTGGTGAAATAAAAGATGCAAGAAGAACAATAGTCAACAACATGCAGGCCATGTCTGCTATTACTGCAAGAGATAAGTTTTATAATACAATAGCACAAAACGGTAGAATAGTTTTTAAAACTCCAACAGAAGCACAACTAAATTTACCGAATAGACCAGGTTACACCATGAGTAGAAATGGTATGCAGATTAAATCACCTCTTGGTGAAGAGATGTATACTAACCCTATGAATGGTAAATTCACATCTTCAGAGTATGAGGATGCAATTAAATTTGCTGAAAAAATGGTCTTTGATGGGTTTATGAAAGAAAACCTGTATAGGTATGGGATAGCAATACCAAAAGGTATTGCACAAGTTGCTAAAACAGTTTTAGGTCCATTTACACACATGCGTAACTTTACAAGTGCGGTGGCGTTTAGTTATGCCACTGGTAATTTATTTAAAAACCCTGCATTTATTTTAAGTAGTTTTAGAAAATCTTTTAATACAATACAACCACAGTTGTTGTACAGAAATTTACCAGAGGACCAAGCTTTCTATAGATTTTTATTAGATGAGGGTGTTGTCAATTCTAGTTCTACATTTCAAGACGTACAAGGATTATTAAAAGATATTGCAAAAGGTGGTGATGTTGTTGAAAGAGTTTTTGGAAAACTTGGTAAAAGAATGACTAAAGTATTTAGAGGAGCACAAGATTTGTATGTTGCAGAGGATGATTTCTATAAAATTTATAATTATCTTGCAGAGTTTGATAATTTAAAAAATGCTTACAAAGGTGCTATACCCGATTTGGAACTTGCAAAAAGAGCAGCTAGTATTGTTAGAAATACCGTTCCGAACTATGCTTACGTATCTGATTTTGTAAAAGGTTTACGTAGATCGCCTTTAGGTAACTTCGTATCTTTCCCTGCAGAAATAATTAGAACATCCATGAATATTGCACAACAAGGAATTAGAGAAATAAAAGATCCTGCACTACGAAGTATTGGTGCAAGAAGATTAATTGGTTTTGGAACAGGGGTAGCGATTATACCACCAACTGTAACAGAAATGTTTAGAGGCATGTATGGAATTACTAGAGATCAAGTTGCAGCAATTAGAAGATTTTTACCTGAATGGTCTAGAGAATCTACGATTATACCAAATAAAGACAAGGAAGGTAATTTATACTATACAGATTTTAGTCATGGTTTTGCTTATGACACTGTTATAAACCCTATTCAATCTCTTGTAGCAAATGTTGAAGGTAATGAAGAAGGACCATTGATGGCCGATCTTGTAACAGGTGTTGCAAAAGGTGCTGGTAGATTAGTAGAACCTTTTATTAGTGAATCTATTTGGACTCAAGCAATAGCTGACTTATTTATAAGAAAAGGTAGAACAGCAGAAGGTAATCAATTATGGAATCCAGAGGACTTTGAAGGTAATAAAATGTTTGGTGGATTAAAACATTTATCAGAAGCACTTGCACCTTTTTCTTTTCAACAATTAAAAAGACTAGGACAAGCTGCTATATTTGGTGAAGATCCAAAAACAGGGCAAGATTTAAGTGTGACTGGTGAACTTGCAGGTTTTTTTGGATTTAGAAATATTAAATTAGACATACCAAGATCGTTAAATTTTAAAATATCTGATTACAATACAACACTTAGAAACAGTAGAAGATTTTTACCAAGAGCAGAAGGTAATGTAAAAGCTGATGACATAGTGCAGGGTTATTTAACAGGAAACAATAGTTGGTTTGAAGGCATGAAAGATATGAAAAAAGATATAGAAGCTATGCAGGACTTAGGTTACTCAAATAAAGAGATGGCAACTATATTTGATAGAAGAAATTTAGGTGAGGACTATGGTTTTTTAAGAAAAAATAAATTTAAACCTTTTGAAATACCTTCAGGTTTAGTAGAAGCTTACATAAGAAACGCTAGAGAAAATAATTATAATAATCCGTTATCTAGAGAAACGTTCAATAAAATAAGATTAATTTTAAGATCTCTATCAAGATTAAGTTTAGATGATCCTTTTCCAGATTTAGGTATTCAAATAGAGAGAATGAGCAGTTTTAACATGTCTGCATTACCACAAATGCCTATGCCAAACGTACAACCTACAGCGCAAAATGTAGACCCAAGAACTAACTTGACACGTACAGAACAAGCGTTACTATCACCAGAAGAACAAGTTATTGCGAGTAGAACATAATGAAAAAATCGGCACTACAAAAAATAGAAGCACATGAAAAGCTTTGCAGAATAATGCAGAAGCAAACGTTCGATCAAATAAAAGAAATGAAAGAACGTATTAAAAGAATTGAATACATGATTGTAGGTGGAATGGGGTCACTTATTCTAGCCTTACTCATGAACTATATGAAATAATGAAACTTACACGTAACTTCAGCCTCTCAGAACTAATTAAATCAGACACAGCCATCAGGCTCGGCATTGATAACAATCCAAATGCAGACCAAATGGAAAAATTAAAATTACTTTGTGAAAATATTTTGCAGCCAGTACGTGATCACTTTGGCAGGGTTACGGTGACCAGCTGCTTTCGTTCTCCTGAGCTGTGTGTAAAAATAGGTAGCAGTTTAAATTCGCAACATACCAAAGCTGAAGCGGTAGACTTCGAATGTCTAGGCACAAGCAACGCTGAAGTCTTTGATTGGATCAAAGCAAACCTAGAGTGGGATCAAATGATCTTAGAATTCTTCACTCCAGGTGAACCTAACAGCGGATGGATCCACTGCTCTTGGGTTCCTGACAATCCTCGTAAACAATTATTAAGAGCGTATAAAGAAGATGGTAAAACAAAATACAAACCTGTTATTGGTAATGCTGTAGATTTAGTTTAGATCCAGTCTTTTAATTCTTCACCCATGACTTCGGATGCAATATTTATTTTATTTCTTAAAGCCTCCACAATCTTCTCATCAACAGTGTCCTCAGCGATCAGATCAACATAAGTCACATTTTTTGTTTGTCCTATCCTGTGTGCTCTGTCTTCTGACTGCAATCTCTTTTCTAGGTCATAACCATTAGAATAATATATGACAGTATTAGCCTGTGTTAATGTGATGCCATATCCACCTGTCTGTGGTGTGCCTACAAGAAATCTACATTTGGGATCATTTTGAAATTTACGAATGTGGTCTTGTCTTTCTTCTTGTGAAGTCAGTCCGTAGTAATGTACATAAGAATCTTCTCCGTACTCTTTTATTATTCTTTGTATAATTTCACCTACACTTAATTGATAGTTAGCCCATATTATAGCTTTACCTTCAGTTTCATCTAACACACCCATGAGTTCATTGAGTCTGTTGCTTTCAACTGCCTGTGTTGTACCATCATCAGCTGTAAAGTGACCACAAGTTATTTGATGTAATCTCATCAGCTGAGTTAATACAGTCATGGTTGTTGTAACTTTACCGTTTAATACTGCCAGTGCCTGCTTTTTCATTTGTTGATAAATCTTCTTTTGGTCAGGAGTTAAAGAGACATGTCTTTTCATAAAATTTTTTGGTGGTAAATCAAGACAATCCTCTTTTAATACTCTGTAAGAAAAGGTCTTGACTATATCAGATAATTCAGAAAGATTTTGAAATTTGTGCACGACTTGTATTGACCTTCCTCTGACATGCATAGTTTTCATAATTGCATATCTATTTCTAAATGAATAATAAGAAGAGTGGTTTAAATGAAAAGGATCTAAAAAATAACATTGTGTATATAAGTCTAAAGGATTTTTAGTTACAGGAGAACCTGTCATAATACGTCTGTATTTAGCGTGATTACCTAAGTCAATAATATTTCTAGTTCGTTTAGCTGTGGGTGTTTTAATAGTTGTAGATTCGTCTATCGCCATCATACTTCTGTGTGAGTTTAAAAATTTATTTGCAAACTTAACACCTTTATCTGTAGATAAAGCTTCTACATTCATAACTAAAATGTGTAGAGCTGTACCTATTTCATACAATGTTTCTAATTTTTCTTGTTGTTTTTTAGTTATGTTTGATTGCCACAATACAGTCACATTCTCTATGTGATCGGGTAAATGTGTAGGTAGCTCTTGTTCATACCAAGTTTTAACAACACCTTTTGGAGCAATGATTAGTACGCCATCGATCTTGCCTTTGTCATACAACATAGCAACGTTATCTATTAATACTTTTGTTTTACCAGTTCCCATCTCCATAAAATAGGCAAAGGTTTCTTTATTCCATGACTTTTCTAATGCAGTCAATTGATGTTTATATGGTTTTGTTTTAAATTTATAATTCATAATTTTCTTCTTTCTAGGGTTGACATATAATCCAGGATTGCTATATTGTCAAGTATGTCAGAAAGAATAGTTTACGTTATACAGGAGATACCTGGGACTAAAGTTGGCAATCCTAAAATTAATATTATGGGAGCTG